GGTTCGAGAAGTTGTACCCGAACTCTGACGACAAATGGTATCGCCTCAATTCATCGGGCACCGAAACCGAAATCGGCGGCGCTGGCGGCGCAGCGATCCCTACCACTGCCGATGACGTATTCTTTGACGCAAACTCTACCGGAACAGTGACGATTGCGACAGGCAACACTGGCGCGAAATCAATCAATTGCACTGGCTTTACCGGCACCATTACAGGTACATCATCGCTTACTGTAGCAGGCAGCGTTACGCTCGTCTCAGGCATGACGTATAGCCATACAGGCACATTCATATTTACAGGTACAGGAACGCTTATCACTGCCGGTAATGTTTTCAGCGGCGTAACAGTAAGCAGTTCCGGCATAACATTAACGCTCGGCGACGCTCTAAACATCGCTAACCGGGTTCTAAATGTTAATTCCGGTAACTTTGATGCAAACAATTATAACGTAACCGCTAATTCGTTTACGTCAACTAACACTAACAATAGAATTGTCACCATGGGTTCCGGTCTGTGGACCCTATTAGGCACCGCAACCGTATGGAACACGCAGACGGCAACAAACCTTACGTTAAACAAAAATACGGCCAATATTCTTCTATCCAATAACACGACGGCAACTAGGTCTTTTACGCCGGGTCCGAATGGGCTTTCGTTTAACAAACTCACCATCGGCGGAAATACCTCTACTTCTATTACAAATATCAACGGCATCGCTTCGTACACAGAAATTGCGTCTACTAAAACCGTAGCCCACACAATTCGACTTAACATTAATGGTAATGTTATTGATACATGGAGTGTTACCGGATCGTCCGGTAATGTTGTCACGTTTGAAAGCGCTACTTCAGGGACGCAGCGCACATTCACACTGTCCAGCGTCGCCAGCGGTATCGACTACCTTAGCGTCAAGGACATTGGCGAACTTAACGGGAACAAGTTTTATGTCGGCGCAAACTCGACAGACGGCGGAAACAACAGCAATGTCTACTTCACGGTTGCCCCCGGCGGCGCCTACACATTAACCGCGCAAAACGGTATCTACAGCGTATCTGGTCAGAGCGCCGTATTGTTGCGAACCCGTTTAGTTTCAGCGCAAAACGGAAGCTATAGTGTATTCGGTCAACCCGCCGTCATAACATTGGGCGGCGGCGGCGGGACGACAGGCACGCAGTTTTTTGTCGAAATACGCTCGTTCACGGAGCGCAGACGGTTCTGAAAATTGCACTGAAGCCGGTTATTGCTACACCCTATGTTTTTTGCTATAGTAACCGAAATACGCTCTTAAATTGAGCGAAGGAGACGTAAATGGCTATCAACCTGAAGGCGATCACTAGCTGCTTGGGCTACCAGCAGATTACGTCTCTCAGCACCGCGCAGGCACTGACCGTACCTCAGTTCGACCCTGTCACTGGTCTTAACGTCAAGCCGTCAATCGCGCTGATTACGCCGGAAACGCAGGGTGTTCGCTGGCGCGATGACGGTGTCGCACCAACTTCGACGGTCGGTATGCCTCTCGCTGCCGGGGTGACGCTTCAGTACGACGGCGACCTGACCAAAATCAGGTTCATCGAACAGACCGCGTCCGCCAAAATCAATATCAGCTATTACGCATAAAGGCTCTGTCATGGATATTTCCAGCGAAAACGGCGGTATCAGCAGCGACAAGCTGATTGACTATTTTACCAAGCAGTTCCTTGTTGACCTGAAAAAGATGGTCGAAACCAAGGAAGAACTTGCCAAGCGTCAGGGCGCCATCGCCGCCGTTGACCAGACCCTTGCTTTGAAGGCTGAAGCCGAAGCCGAATTGGAAAAGGCTCGTCTCCAAGCTACTGCCATGATTGACGACGCCAAGGCCCGCGACGCCAAGTCCAAGGATGCTTCGGCCAACGCTGCTGCCCGCCAGAAAAAGGTGGAAGCGGACGAAGCCGCGTTTGCGGCTGCGTCGGCTGCCAAGCAGAAAGAATTGGATGAACTTGAGAAGACGCTTTCAAACAAGGAAGCCTACCTGCTCAAGCTGGACACCGACCTAAACAAGCGCGCGGACGCGCTGGCGAACGATGAAGCAGCGCTTGCCGCGCGCATCAAAGCATTTCAGGAGAAGGTTGCTAACCTTTCTGCCTAAAAATAACCGTACTAGTGCGGCTCACTAGGCGACTTGAGAGGTCAAAACCACATGGACGATAATGTCCCCATTGAAGCGGAAGTGCCCGCGCCGGAACTGGAAGCCACGGCAGCAGTCCAGCCCGAAGAAAACGTAACGCCGGAAACGCCTGTCGAAGAAGAAGCTACCAAGACTTTCACACAGGAAGAATTGGACGCGATTGTCGGCAAGCGTCTTGCAAGAGAACAGCGCAAATGGGAGCGCGAACAGCAGCAACGTCTAGCTGAACAGGAAGCCCGTCAACGTGCGCCAGCGCCCGCTGACCTAACCCCTGACCAGTTTGACACTTACGACGACTACGCAGAGGCTTTGGCCGAACGTAAAGCGGAAGAATTGCTGGCGAAGCGGGAAGCCGCCCGTCAGCAGGCAGAACTGCTCGAAGCCTACCACGACCGGGAAGAGGTTGCGCGGGACAAATATGATGACTTTGAACAAGTCGCGTACAACCCCGAACTGCCTGTAACGGAAGTAATGGCGCAGAGCATCCAAGCCTCGGATGTTGGCCCCGATGTCCTTTATTGGCTCGGCTCCAACCCCAAGGAAGCTGCGCGTATTTCCCGTCTACCTACGATCTTGCAAGCAAAGGAAATCGGAAAGATTGAAGCCGTTATGACTTCAAATCCGCCGGTCCGTAAGACTTCAACCGCCCCGGCACCGATTGCACCTGTCACTGCTCGTTCCAATGGAACGCCGCGTTATGACACTACCGATCCTCGGTCTACCAAGACCATGAGTACATCGGAATGGATTGAAGCGGAACGGCAGCGACAGATCAAGAAGTACGAGGCACAACGTAACCGCTAATTTGGGATTACCACCATGTCGAATTCAATTCTTACGATTGACATGATTACTCGCAAGGCTCTTGAAATCCTTGAGAATAATCTTGTCCTGACCCGCAACGTGAACCGCCAGTACGACGACAGCTTTGCTGTTGAAGGCGCCAAGATTGGTTCCACCCTGCGTATCCGCCTGCCTGACCGTGCCCTTGTCACCGACGGCGCTGCCCTTCAGGTGCAGGATGACAACGAACAGTTCACGACCCTGACCGTTGCCAGCCAGAAGCACATCGGCGTCAACTTCACCACTGCTGAAATGACCATGCAGTTGGATGACTTTGCTGACCGCGTTCTCAAGCCGCGTATTTCGCAGCTTGCCGCCAGCATCGACGCTGACGTTGCCAACGCGTTCAAGACCGTCGGCAACTCGGTCGGCACCCCCGGCACCACGCCGTCCACTTCGCTGGTTCTGCTTCAGGCCCAGCAGAAGCTGAACGAAAACGCCGCCGTGATGTCGCCGCGCTACGCAACCGTTAACCCGGCTGCTAACGCTGGTCTGGTCGAAGGCATGAAGGGCCTGTTCAACCCGACCGACACTGTCAGCCGCCAGTTCAAGAACGGCATGATGGGTACGGGCGTACTTGGTTTCGACGAAATCAATATGTCGCAATCCATCAAGCAGTTCACCACTGGTTCGCGTTCGGCTACCGGCGGCACCACCTCGGCTGCTATCACGTCGGAAGGCGCCACCACCATTTCGATCACTGGCGCTGGCAACGGTGCTACGGTCAAGGCTGGCGACGTGTTCACTGTGGCTGACTGCTACGCCGTCAACCCGCAGACCCGCGAAACCACCGGCTCGCTGTTCCAGTTCGTTGCTCTGGCGGACGTGACCCTGAACGGTTCGGGCGCTGGCGACATCACGGTTGCCCCGATCTATTCGGCTGGCCACGCTCTTGCCACCGTCAACACCCTGCCGGGTAACAGCAAGGCTGTCGTGTTCACGGGTGCCGCCAGCACTCCGTACGCGCAGAACCTTGTCTACCACAAGGACGCCATCACCTTCGCAACCGCCGACCTTCTGCTGCCGCAGGGTGTCGATATGGCGTCGCGTCAGGTGCACAACGGCATCTCGCTCCGCGTTGTCCGTCAGTACGACATCAACAACGACCGCCTGCCCTGCCGTATCGACGTTCTGTACGGCTACAGCACCATCCGTCCGCAGATGGCCTGCCGCGTTTGGGGTTAACCTGAAAACGCCCCCGGCCTTGGCCGGGGGCAAC